AGTCTGTTCTGCCACCAGCAGATGTTTTTCTTTGCCTTGATGCTGGGTCAGGATAGATAAATATTGGTAATCGTGTTCCATATCTATCTCTTATTTCTTGCACCATTTCGTCAGTATTACTTGAATAAATTACTATCTCATCAACTAAATATATCTTTTCTTTTTCTATCTGTGCAACACAAGCTGACATTGGGTCTATGTTAAAATCCATTCCTATATGTAAAGGTTTCTTCCAATCTATCTTTTTATTCACTACAGATTCTACAGGGTGAAAGTTATAGTAGATAGCACCAGCATAGTTTTCAAATGTACCCTCGAACTCTTGTCTAAATGTTCTTTGGTCTAAGTCTTGTCTAGCTTGATCTATTTCTTTTGGTGTAACCATACCACCATCTAATGTTGTATATTGAAAACTCTCCCATTCTTTGTCTTGCTTTCCTTTGAGATACATCTCATAAGACCAATTACCATAACCTTTAGGAGTTCCACACATTAACACTTTTCCTAATGTATCTGATATTGATGCTCTCAATACTTCAAACCAAGTTCTTTTATCTATATCAGCAAACTCATCTAATATTAAAAAGTTAAGTCCTGTACCTCTAAGGGAGTCAGGCATATCAGCAGACTTTAATGATATTGTGCTATTTGTTTTTCTAATAGTTATTGTAAGTGTGGTTTCGTTTATATCCTCAATCCAATTAAATTGATTTAAAACTTCTTTAAGATTTGACCAACAAATGTCTTTTGCCATTTTAAGAGTTGGTGCTACATACCATATCTTTTGATTTGGTATAGCCGCATATTTCATCATCTCAGTTATAGCAAGATATGTCTTACCAAATCTTCTACCAGATATTAATACTCTAAATCTTTTATTTGATTGACTTATACGATGCTGGGGTTTTGTTAATACTATCTTCACTTAGACACCAATATTTAACTATATATTTTTGTTCGTCAAATTCTTTAGGTGCTTTGGCAACAAGTTCAATAGTTTTTTTTGCACCTTTTGCTACACAACCTGAGTATGTTAAAGCTTCTCTATCTGTTAATGGTGGATAACAAAAATTATTAGTTATAGAGCAGATTTGATAAAGCAGAACCCATTTCATCTATTTTTTCCTTTTCCATTTTCTTTGAGTCTGGACTCTCCAAGACCAATGAAATATTGCTCTTGTTATCTTCTCTACCTTTATCAAAAACCAATCTATCATTATTAAGACTCATAAATTAATCTAAACTTGCTATGCTCGTTATTTTTTTTTCTCCTGAATATTCATCAACTATAACAGTTGCTTTGACTTTAGCACATTGAAATTTTGCATTTGACGATCTCTCGCTAATTCTTTTCATTTTAAGACAAGTTGCCATCTTCTGATCTTGTATATACAGATGTTCTTTTAGTATTGGTGGTTCACCAAGAAACATTAATAAACTAATGACTATTTCCATTTGCTCTTACCTTATCTTTAAGTTCTTCTATATCTGCTAATGCTTTTTCTAATTGTTTTTCAACGTGTTGTAACATTACTTGATTATGAATATTTTTATTTAGTAATTCTGTGTGTTGATCGGTAGTCTTATAAAGTTCTTCCAAGAGGATATATTGCTCTTTATCTACAGTTGTCTGTTCGGAAGCTTTGAGTAAATCTGCGTTCATTAACTCACGACTTGTTTCTAAAGATGTGAGTCTTGCTGTAATTTCTGTATATGCAAAAATACCCATAGAAACTCCAATGATAATTCCAATCATATTTTTGATTGGCATAGCAACAGATGTGTTTTCACTTACTTTCATATTTTAAATCCTTTTTTCCAAGATTGAATAGCCCAATAAGCTGGACTTAATGTTTTCTGTCCTTTTACTTTTGCCAATATAGGTCTAAATCTAGCAAAGAACATTCTTTGTCTTGTAGGGTTATTCTTTCGTATTGGCATACCTTTCGCACCAAATCTAACTATCTGAACTCTACCTGATCTTTTGTTTCTTACATAAACTCCAAACTTCTTTGAAGCTGATGGTGTTCTAAAAGGTTTGTTTAATTTTCTATTTCCATGTAATGACATAATTTGTGAATATCATACATCATTCACAAATGAAACCTTGAAAAGTACCACGACCATCTTTCAATATCCAAGCATTCTTTTTATCATCGTAAGTTGCTATATTCTCTCTATGATCTGCACCATAATCCATACAATCATAAACGTCCATTGGTCTAGTAAATTCTAGTTTTTCTTTAACAACCTCTCCCTCAAATGTTAATAATAATAATACTAAATATTTACACATTATCTTTTAAAATGTCTTGGTCGCCATTTGTTACAAACATAAGTATCTTTGACACCCTTAGTTCTATAAACTCCACAAAACGAATGACGTCTCGAAAAAAGTCCGCATGAACCACAGCTTCCCTCACCTCTTTTTGCTTGTCTAAAATCTTGTGGCATTTGATAAGGTATAAACTCACCATTAGGATAAAAGTTTGATCGTTTCATTTAACACCCTGACCTCTATTTTTAGATTTACCTATCATACGTCTTTTGTGTTTATTCATCTTAGCTTTACTTGGATTACGACCTATTGATGTCTTATGGAATGTCGGCTCATACGTTAATACCTTGCCATAGATATTACCCTTTTTCTTTGCCATCTATTTCTTCTGCTTGTGCTTCTATGATTAATGGTAAGGGTTCAGTTACGTTTGTTTGTTGTACTTTATCTGACATTCCGAGCATATTTTTAGATAAGAATATTTGCATCATGGTATTGTCTTTTTTAACTGCTTTATCCCACATCTTTTTTCTTAAACTAGCTTTGCCTTTTTCTTTGTATTGGTCGATAATTTCGGCATAATTTCTTTTTAAAGTTCTAGCAGATACATTTAAGACACTTGCTATTTCATAATCAGGACAACCAATAGATGCTAAGTTTTTTAATATTTCTATATCTACAATTATTCTAGGTCTACCAGCACCTTGCCTTTTTTTAGTCTTATTTGTCTTATTTTTGTCCATTTTCAAGTTCTGCCTTTTTACCTGTGAAGTTCTCCCATCTTTTAATTATAACATCACAATATTTAGGGTCTAATTCCATACCATAACATATTCTATCTAATTTTTCACAAGCTATTAGTGTACTTCCTGAACCTAAAAAACCATCATAAACAGTTTTTTTATCTTTCTGATCAGTTAAAGCCATAGTAATTAATTCAACAGGTTTCATAGTAGGGTGTAAAGTATTTTTTTTTCTTTTCAGATTCCAAACATCTCCTCTTAATGTTTTCTGACCACCAAAATCTCCATAATAATATATAATTTCGTGTTGTTTAAAGTATTTATCTAAATGTTGTGCTGGATTTACCTTATCCCAAATAATCATAGCTTTTGGTTTTCTTGCTATTTTTATCAAAGCTTCTCTAAATAAATGAGCATATTGCCAACTACAACAAATATACATAGTTTCACAACCTAATAAAGAAGAAGTTAAAAAATCTACAAAAGACTCATCGTCCATTTTATCATTTTTAATTTTTCTTTTATCTTTAACTCCTTGATAATCTATATTGTAGGGTGGGTCAGTAAAAACCATATCTATTTTTTCTTTTTTAGTAAGTAAATCAATATTATCTATAAAAGTGCTATCCCCACACATAACTCTATGATTACCAAGTTTCCAAATATCTCCTAGTTTAGATATAGGCTGTTCTGGTGTTTCAGGTACTTCATCTTCATCAGTTAAACCTTGTTTTTCCTCAAATAATATATCGTTTAATTGTTCATCATTAAAACCCAACAGATCTAGCTTAAAGTCTTTAGCTTCTAGTTCCTTAATTTCCATTTTAAGTAATTCATTATCCCACTCTGATTCTTCAGCAGTTCTATTATCAGCTATTCTATATGCGTTTATTTGTTCTTCTGACAAATTATCTATTACAGATATAGGCACTTGTTTGAGTCCTAATTTTTTACTAGCCCTAAATCTAGTATGTCCAGCAACA